TAATGTATCAACATAGGTTGTACGTAGTCATTAACTAAAGATAAATAATTACCACTTAAATTACCAGCTACAATATCAACACTAATCTTATTGTATAAATCAGTTCCTAAATAATTCTGTATATCTATCTGTTGTGCAATCTTAATGAACTGTATAAACTTGTCTGTATCTACATTCCCATCAAGAATACTGTTCTTTACTAAATCCGTTCTACTTATGAATAATGCTGTTGCCATCTATCTTTTTTTATTTACAAATCCATTATTTGGCATATCCGTTGGTCTTGTTGCAACTTCTTTCGCATTAACCTCTGGTTTGAAACCGTCTTTTTTTGCCTTGTTTACGCTTATCTCTGCATTTGGATTACCTACATCTGGTTTTAGATTCTTACTCTTTGCCTTATATGTTTTACGCATCCAAAAATGATGACAATCTCCACCACCTTTGTAAAGCCAAATATCATAAGTATCTGCACCATTTAATCCCCAACCAGCATTAACTGCTTTTTTACTCATCATATCAATATCTTCTTTACGATATATCTTTTTAGCAGTTACCATTTTCTTGCAGAACTCTCTACTATTTTCATTAAATGATAAAGGTGCATATTGGTATCTTACTTTAAATTGTAAACCATCTTCGTTTTCTCCATCTTGACTACTTTTTGCGTTTGGTCTTGCAGTTCCAGTAGTAACAAAATTATACATTTTAGATAATATAGATAATTTAGGGTTGTTTAGTTTATTTAACTCCTCATTTAATTCTTCCTCTGCATCATAATCAACTTTTCTTTCATCAATTAACTCCCAATTTTCTAAATCTTCATCTTCTCCAAACTCATCTAATTCAGTTAAAACCTTGCTCAACTTAACACCAGTTTCCTCCTCTTTTGTTTCTGCATCTACTACATTACTTAAATCCTTAAACTCTAACGGTTGTAATGTCTTAAAATAAAGGTTTAAAGCAATATCATTGTAAGCTAATATATCATCAAAGGCATTTATTAAAAGTGTCTGAAATGGTCTAATAACTGTGTTATCCATTAATATAGATGCAGTTTTTAACTCGTCTGCGTTGTTACCTAATCCACTTGAATCCTTTACACCTAATAACATAGGAGAAACAACTCGGTGTGCTACCATAATCTTACGCATACTTTCATCAGAAAGAAATTGGTATTGGTTATGTGCATCACTTAATTGGATTGGTTCTATACTTGCAGCAGTATTCGCATCATCATTAAAAGATAATATAAACTTACCACTATTTGAACTACCACTAAATTTTTGATATATTCTATTTTCTATTAATTGTCTTTGCTCTGGGTCTGGTGTTCCATTATTAAAATTGATTAACATACTTGGTGCTAATCCATTCATAATGTTATTGATATGATAGTTAGATATTTCTTCTTCTAACTCTGCATATTGTATTCCACCTTGATAATCTACTGGAGAATAATATTTATATCCTGCCTTATAAGGTTTTACATAATATATTTGTATTGCTTCTTTACCATAACCAAACGCTTCTATTCTTTTTAAAGTATCGTTCTTTTTATAGTTTGCCCAATCTGGGTGCATATAATACGCTTCTATCTCCCCCTTTTCATTACACTTCTCTGCTCGTAATGTTTCTACTGGTATGTGTTCTACTCTTGCAATAGTTTTTCTATCTTTAGAATAGATTACTTGCATTGCACATTGACCCATTAGCTTTAAATCAGAAGATAATCTCCTTACACAATCATCGTGAAATAAAGTTATCATTTGTGCATACGCTTCTGGTTTTCTTGAACTATCTGTTGCATCTAAACCCCTACCAAATATCATTTCTGACATTCCGTTTATAATAGCGTTATTTGTTGCACTACCATTATACCTATCAATTAAAAACTGAAAGTAATTGTTGTCCTCTCCATAAGAAACAAAATTATCTGTCTTTGTTTCTTTTATTTTAGGACTTGTATAAGTCGATAAATTTAATACTCTTAAATCATTCATATTATAAAACTATATAATCATTATTACCCTCTTTTGTTACATACTCATTTTTATTAACAGAATAGTAATCATTGGTATCTTGGTTAATTGTTTGGTCTGTACAAAATACTCTATCTAAATAAATAACATCAGAGCCATTTAAAAGTGTTAAATCATAATACCTACCCTCTTTCAAATTAAACGCATAAGACAAGCTTAAATAGTCCTTATCTGTAACAGTATTTACACTTGCGGTAGTTATCTCGTTAGTACTATCATCTCTTAATTTTAATGTAACAGATGCAACGTAACTTCTCGGTATTACCTTAATGGTTTGTTGGTTTGTACTTGTAGTTAATACTTTCATATTAGTATATAGTAACAAATACTATTTTTTGTGTGTATTAGTAAAAAAGCATAGCTTTTAAAATAAAAAAAAGGGTATCCGTTAAGATACCCCTTTAATATAAAGTAAAATTTAATTATGCAGTTGGGTTAATCTGTGTTGCAGAAGTATCAGAAGTAATTACTGAACCAGTTACAAAGTAAGGAGGTGCAGTTTCTTGTGCTACAATCGTTAAATTGTATCCACTTAAATCTCCCATTGCTGCTCCACTTGTGATAGAACCACCATTTACCTCTGCTCCGTGTTCTAAACCTACAACAAAATAGTTTCCGTTGTAATCTTCGATAGCTACGTGAGGTCTTGCGTGTGCAATTAATTTTAATTCTTCTTGAGTTGCTTTGTCTTGAAAAGTTAAAGCCATTGTCAAGGTACTTTCATAAAAAGTAGTTCCGTTTTCTCTTGATGAGTTGATTGCAGTTTCTAAAGATGATGCACCTTTTACATCAAATTGAAACCAACTTGGAGTTCCTGCAAATGCAGTAATCTCTCCACCCACTATTGTAGACGCTCCTAAAGTTCCATAATCTGCAAAGTAGATAGTTTTAATCCCACCTACTGCTGATTTACAAGGTACTTTTCGCCCAGTTGTTAATGAACAAGCCATATTTTTTTATTGGTTTTAAATAAAAAAGGGTAGATGTGCATTAAGCATACCCACCCTTTTAAATATTGATTAATTAATTATTATGAATAAAGAACGATATCAGAACCGAATACGTGCTGTACTCCTGCTGTAAACCTCATTATTACTCTTACGTTTTGAGAACCATCTATGTCGCTCATATCAATTACTTTAACTTCGTTTTGGTCGTTTAATATACCAGTTCCGAAATATAAGTTAGATTTTTGTGCAGCAACCATATTGTTATCAGCTAATCCTTTAGCTACAAAGATGTTAATACCATCGAAAGATAATTCTCCTCCGTTGAACCATTGAGTTCCTTTGTTGTCAGAACCAGCATTTGATGTTGCAGCTACTGAAAATCCTCCTAATGCTCTAATGTATGCTCTTGCTACGTTTGAAGAAACATAAAGAGTTAAATCTTCTTGCCCATAAACAGCAGTTGGAATAGCATCTACTACTTTTCCTAATTCAGCAATAACGTTTGCAGCAGTTACAGTTGTTTTAGCTACATCTATAACAGTTGCATCAGCAGTTAATTTTGCAGTAAATCCATCAAACTCTCCACTATTTGCGGTTGCTCCTCTCCAAATGTTTTTCTCTGTCTTGTCAGCTACTTTAGAAGCAACGTGAGCAATTACAAATTCAGCAAAAGATGGTGCTAAAGAATCGTGAGCAGAATAACCCATTTGTTCAGCTTCCCAAGAGTTATGTAAATCTTTCTTACATAATTGTAGGTTTACTTGAAACTCGTCTGGAGTTAAAATTGCTTCTGTTAAAGTTAAAGTTCCTTGATTAGTTACAAAGTCGCAAGACGCATCTTTTACGATGTCATCAGTTGCACCCTTTTGGATAACAGATTTGAACTTTACGTTTGGTAGAATTGAAATAGCACCACTATCTAAAGTTGATGCAGACAATAATGCAGCAGCGATATACTTACCACTAAATTCCCCTGCATAAGTTGATGTTAAAGATACACTCATTTTTATTTAATTTATTTGTTATTAAAGTTTATTTATTTTACTCATTACTCTATCCAATGTAGACATCTTTCTTCTTGATGCTATATTGAATTTTACTTGTGTTTTAGAAACCTCTGCGTTTGTGTTAATTGGTTCAGCGGCAGGTTCAGATAATTCTTGTGCAACCTCTGTTGGAATTTCATTTACAACCTCTTGAGTAACTTCTGAAAGTTCTACTTCTTCTTTAGGTTCTTCACTCATTTCTTCTTTAGGTTCTAACATTGCTTTGATTTCCTCAATCATAGATTTAACCTCTGCAAGTTCTTCTTTAGTAGCGTAACCCATTTCTTCTTTTTCTTCTTCCTCTGCTTCCACTTCTTCTTCTTTAGCTTCTTCGTTTTCAGATTTCATTTCTTTAATGATGCCTTCTTCTTCGATTACTAAAGTTTGACCATCTTCTAAAACGTATTCTCCAACTGGTAAAGCAACTCTTTCATCTTCTGTTACGATAAAGATTTCATTACCCTCCTCAAATTTATCTGCTTCTAAAACAGTTCCGTTTTCTAATTTCATTTGCTCAAGTTTTACTTCCACTCCCAAAAGAGTTTTTACTTGATTTAACATTTCACTTGGTTTCATATAAATATATAGTATTAAAAAAATTAATTTGTATTTTCGTTTATACTGTCGTTGAGGTTTTACCTATACCTTGTGCTTGTAAGCTACCATCACAACACTTTTTAGAGTATGTATTGTTTTTACATAAACAACCTCTTTTACTTGCTCTTGGACTTGTACTACTTGGAGTTGTATTGTTACTTTTTCTCATCTTGTTTTATTTTAGATTCTGCCCAAGTTTTAGCTGACTTACCACCCCATAATAAATAAGATATAGTTCCACACGCTTTTGTATCACTACTGTCATAAAATTCTTCTGCTCTACTTAAATATGAAAACATACGTTTTATAGTTTCCATACTTATTGGCTTTCTGTCTGCTAATTGTTGTGCTCTTACTTTACCAACTTGTGTAGCACATTTGTTGTTTACTTTCTTGTTTAGTTCAATACCTTTTTTAGCGTTGTTACTTACAGATTGAGGATAGTCAGAGAAACTCTCCATTTCTGTTCTCTTACCTTTTTTAAGTCGTTTATCATTTTTGATAACTGCCTTTATTTGAGAAAGCATAAACTCTGCTTCTGCTTCTTCTATTACTGATAGTTCTTCTTGTATAATTTCTTTGTATTGACTTGGTTTATTATGTACCCAACCTTTTTTAGTATATTTATCGTGTTCTTCTTTGGTATTTATTGTAATGCTTTCCCCATTTTTAGGATTATACATAATATGAGGATATTCTTTTAAACCCTCTTTAGGTCTTTCCATTTTGTCAGCAAAGTAACCCTCAATAGAAAATCCTTTTACCTTTCCAGTTTTTACAAAGTCATTCCAAACCTCATCATTGTTTACCTTAATAGAACCCATCCAAGTTCCTACTGGTACATTCATACCGAACTTTCTTGATTTGTCGTGTACCTCATCTTCAACTATCCAGCTTTCTACAAGTGTAAGTCCATTAATTTTGTGGTCGTGTTCTAAAGTAGCTTTACTTTGATTACCATTCATTAAATACATTTGAGATGCCTTAACAACAGTATCTTTTGAAAAGTATATATAATACTCCTCATCTCCACTTCTTCTGTATATAGGTTTGTTTGGTATTAATAAAGCACCTACAAGTAATTTCTTTTCTTTATCTGCTTCTGCTAATTCTATAATGTTACTATTTAAGGCAATAAAATCTTCTTCAATAGCAGGATTCTCTACAACGCTAATCGCTTCAATTCCTATTTCATTATTTTCCTCATCTAATATTAACTCAATTATATTCATATTTATATATAGTTATATTTTTTTTATTTTGTCTTTTATCCAATAGACGCTCCATCTATAATATTTCTATCCATCTCTTGTGCAGTTGTTACATCGTTAGAAACTACAAACGCTTGGATAGGTTGTTGTGTTTGCCCACCGATTGCAGTAGCTAATTGATTTGTACCACTTGCACCAACTACGTTAAAAGCAGGAGGTAATGATGGTACTGGTGGGGTTGATGGTGTACTTGCTGAAACTCCTCCACCTCCAGTTGCAAATGACGGCATTGCAGGGTCTTTGGATGCAGTTATTTGTTTAACGTTTGCAAATCCTGCTGCTATAACTCCTGCTGCTCCAATAAAACCAAAAATACCACCTTGTGCAAGTGCTTTATTCGCACCAGTATAAGTATCTCTTATTGCTTGTGTAATTGCCAATGCTTTACCGAACTTACTATTACTACCTAATAATCCTGCGATTGCTCCTAAAGTATTAAATACAGTTTGTTCTTTTTCTTTTGCAATCTGTTTATCTATAAGAATTTGTTTTTGACCACTCGCTTGTTGAAACGCATCTAATTCATTTTGTGCTTCTTGAAATGCAATAGTTCCCTTTTTATATAAACTTCTTTTTTCTGTTAATCTTTTTTCTTCTGATTTTGTTTCTTCTTCATTTAATAGCTTTTGTCTTTCTAATCTTGCGAGGTCATTTTCTATTTGTTCTGCTTCAAACTGATTCTTATTAGCATTTAATTCTGCATCTGCATTTTTTTGTGAGTTTGTTATTTCTAAAATCTCTTTTTGTAAACCTACTTGATTAACTAATTGTTCAGATTTAAAACCTGCTACCTTTGCATCAATAGCTATAAGTTCTGTATTTAAGTCAAAAAGTTCTTTTGTTAATTCATTACTTTCTCCCTCTAATCTTACTTGTTCATTTAAAGCACTAATACGAGCGTCAATAGCTTTCTTTTCCTCACTCGCTTGTTTATTTAAAACATTAAGTAACTCTTCGTTTGCCTTTATTCTTTCTTCAACAGTTTTTCTGTCATCATCTCTTATTTGTCTTTGAGTTTCTGCTTCTAAATCATATTGTTCTATTAATCTTTGGCTTTGTGATTCTAATAAACCATAATTCTTTTTATTTTGAACAACTCTTTTTGCTTGACTTAAAGCAGATTTAACATCTATTTTATCAATAGCGTCTGAAACACCTACCGCAACACCCTCTGCTAAAGAACCAACTTCTCCAACTGCTTCAACAAAATTATCTGCTATATCTGAACCAGCTTTTTTAATTCTATTACCAGTTTCATCTAGCTTATTTCCAACTTCTTCAATCTCTAAATTTAATCTCTTTATTGTATCTGGGTCGCCATCTCCTAAAAATGATTCTTCCCAAGCTAATTGTGCTTTCTTAACACCAAGCATCATCCCTTGAATAGCACCTACAACAAGGTTTATAGAAATAGATAATGCACCACCTAAAACTTTTTGTAACGCATCAAAACCATTAGTAGCTTCTGAAACACTTTTAAATACATCTATTAATACATCTGTAATTTGTTTAAAAACAATTCCTATTGCAGTAAATACAGTTTCAACAGTATCAGCAACTTGTTGGTTTCTCATTAATGCTTCGGAAACCTTATCTACTACTTTCATTATAATAGCAAAACCTGCTGCTTTCATAGCAAGTCCAACACCTTTAAAACCTTTAGCTAAAACCTTTGTACCTTTAGTTAAACTTTTTAAAGATTTTTTATTTGATTCATTTGCTTCTACAAACGACTTGTTTAAATCTTTTATTGAATCAACAACATCATTTATATTATTTTCTGCTTTACCAGTTTTAGCTTCTAATTCAATCGTTACTTTTTCTGCCATTTTATTTCTTGTTTTAGTGCCTTATATCCATCCTTTAAACTAATTGGTAGTTTATTTTTACCCTGTGCAATACGTATGTTTTCTGTTTCTCCGTTT